AGGTACTGTTAGCAGGACATCCGCAGGGTTTAAGCCCTGCTACTGTCCATGCTAAGCTACTAGGGGGATAGGAGATCCAAGAGGAAAGGGGGAATCTTGAGAAAAACCGCCAGATTATATTTTGATGAAGACCTTGAGTGGCCTGATGAGGCGATTGCTAACATCCAAAAGCATATTGAGTCCAGTCTGATACGCTTAGACTTAGATCTAACCTGGGATGACGTAGAAATAAAGGTGTACTACTATGGTGGAGGCATTGAAGACGACCCAGATCACGGTAAATATCAGCGAGGAGCTGGTTTTTACGCCGAAGTTAGCGTTGAAGTGCAATAAACATGCTACTAACCGAAGACCGTAAGAACTTATTAGGCGCAATAAAGGATTTTGAAGGTTTACCAGTACATACATGGCATGAACAAGATGAAATCCTGGCTCATCCGGCACGTGTCCAACTTGTTGCGGGTGGTGAGCGTGCAGGTAAGAGCTTCCTTGGAGCACTCAAAGTCATCAGTCACCTTGACGAGTACCGTCGTGGAGATGTTGTCTGGCTCGTCGCAAGAGATTACGAGCGAACCCGCGCTGAATGGAACTATTTGCTTAACATGCTCAGCCAGCTTGGTCTCGTTGTCAGCTCATCCAAAAGGATCGACCCTGGCGTTATGGTCGTCAACTGCGGCTCCGCAGCCAGTCCTAACGATACGTTTGAAATCAAAACAAAATCAGCTAACGACTACCGAACCCTCGCTATGGAAGCTCCTCGTGGCATTGTTGCGTGTGAAGCCAGCCAGCTTGACCACGATAGCTACCTTAGACTTCGAGGTCGTATCGCAGAAAAACGTGGATGGCTCTTCATGGAAGGGACATTCGAGATGTCTCTTGGGTGGTACCCTTCCCAGTGGGAACAGTGGCAGTCTTACCCCAATGAACTCGATAGCCGCAGCTTCTCACTTCCCTCATGGACCAATCAACGTGTTTACCCCGGAGGTAGAGACGATGACGAGATCTTAGCGCTTGAGCGTGTTCACTCTGAGAATTGGTTTAACGAACGAATCGCTGGTGTTCCCGCTCCACCTAAAGGCCTTGTCCACCCGACATTTAAAACAGGAGTGCACGTAGATCCCGGATTAGCATATGTTGCAGGAGAACCTGTACACTTGTGGGTTGACCCAGGTTATTCACAGGTTACTCAATCAGCTTATGCTGTTGAGGCAGTCCAAATCATTGACGGACAGGTGAGGGTCTTTGATGAAGTGTTTATGAGGGCTAATAGTTCCGGGGCTATTACAACAGAAGATGTTATCGACAGGTGCCGCAGTAACTTTTGGTGGAAAGATGTAAAGCATGGAGTAATTGACGTTGCCGCGAAAAACCTGAGTGAAGTTAGACCGATAGATGTCTGGTTAAATTATGGTGGGCTATATATGGCAACCGACCAAAATCGTGTAGGTATCCTTGACGGTATTGAGCGGTATAACTCATTCTTAAAAATAGACCCGATTACTAATGAACCTAAGATGGTTTTTTCTGAAAGATGTAAAGGGGTTCTTAGTGAAATGGGTGGCACGGTTAACCCGTTTGATGAACAGGTTCATGTATATTCTTGGAAGACAGATAGAGAAGGCAACGTAGTAGGCAAAGTACCTAGAGATGCTTTTAACCATGGTATAAAAGCTATAACGTATGGGTTAGTATCTAATTACGGTGTCACAAAAACCGCCCTGGGGTCCAAGCGAATTAAAGTAAAACGGTGGGCATAGATGGCAAAAATAGACGACCTGCTTCGAAAAATGCAGGATATGTGGGACTCGAACGGCTTTACAAACCGTAGGACTCGCATGGAAGAGGATTATCGCCTCTATACTCTTGAACCCTATGACGCCGGTGACGGATATCAGTCTTATACATCTAACGCCCCTAAAGTTACCGCCGATAAGATCATTAGCTGGATGAATGATTCGCGAATGATCGTAACCACCCCCTTCGGGCAACGCCTTGATACCAGAGACTCTGGTGACTCCAAAGAAAAATATATCGTAGGCGCTATGAACATGGCGGACTCTCGTTTAATCGCAAGGGGAATGTTGCCGTCTAAAAACCAACTAGCAGCGCATATAGTTCTCAGAGGTTGGTTTGCAGGGCGTGCTGTCTTAAATAAACGAAAAGACAAAACCTATGTAGACATTACCCCGTTTGATCCTTTACGAGTAGTCTTCGAGCAAGACGATGACGGAATTATCTGGCTTGCTTATCGGACACTAAGATCATCACAGACAATTAAACAGCTATACAACGTCGACGTTCCTGAACCAACTAACTCCGAATACGACGATGAGTTTGGTGTAGCTGTTTGGGATTACTATGATCGCGAACAACATGCGATTGTAATTGACGGGCAAGCCCCACGATGGGGTAAAAAGCCTCTTCCTCACGGGGTGACAAACACTGAAGGCGAAGGCGTAGCGCCTGTGTTTGTTGGCCCTGTAGGGATTACTCCTTGGATTCAAGGTGTATACGGAGACGCAGATAAGACTAGCGATTACGGAGAGTCAGTCTTTTCAGCTAACCGGAATCTATTTGAAGAATACAACTTTGTTATGAGTGCCACTAAGACACTTGTCCGAAGAGGTGTAAGACAGCCTTATGTAATCGAGTCTCCAGATGGAACTCAAACTTTGGACACAGATCCATGGCAAGACGGCACAGAGGTTCCACTTCCTGCAGGCACCCAAATCAAACCAATGCCTGAAATAAAAATGCCGACAGATACTCCGGCGTTTCAGGCTTTAGTTTCTGGGGAGATACAAAGAGGCGGACTATCTAACGTCCATATGGGTGAGTTGCCTTTTGCGATTTCTGGATATGCAGCGAACGTAGTTCGCGAAGGATCTGCCCACCAACTTGAGCCTAGGCTAAAAGCTTTAAGTAGTGCATTTACCCAGATCGGTGAACTACTTGCAATGCAATATATTTCAAATAAGTTTGGGAAACTCAAACTATCAGGGCGATTAAATGACCTTACCGACCAGTTTGATGAAGAGATTGACCCTGAGCAAGTTGAAGATGGCGGGAGAGTAGAGGTTGAGTTTAAGCCAAACTCAGGATTAGAAGATCCTCAGAGAATAGCCACAGCCCAAATGCTAAGAGAAGGGGAGAACCCTCTAGCCCCTGATGACTGGATTTGGGAAAACGTCCTGGAAGTTTCAGACACAGAACAATTTAAAACAGCTATTAGCGCACAAAAAGCAAACTTAGGGGACCCTAAGGTGCAGCTAATGAATATGATTACAGCTCTGTTAAAATCTGGCGAAGACAATAAGGCGATGATATATATCGACCTACTGATGAAGACAGTTGAACAAGAGAGAATGACTGAGCAAATGCAAGCAGCACAGTTCCAAGCAGCGCAACTTCAGGCTAGTTTGCCTCCACAAATGGGTGGCGGACAACCTGCGCAACCTGCTAGTCTTGGTGTTCAAGCAGGGGCGATACCTCAAGCTCAATTTACAGGATCTTCTGGAGTGCCGCAGCAGGCGGCTCCTGGGGAAGCAGGCGGTCCATCAATCGAAGCCGTGCTTAATGCTATCGGCTTAAGTGAAGGATAGCTTTTATGAAATTATATGAAGTTGAGTCGGCCAGTGGTATCACCTATGTTAGAGCGCCTAGCATGGAAGCTGCAGAAGCATACGCTGCGGCAACCTTTCAAAACTACAGTGGCATCAGGGAAGCAGCTACCAACAACCCGATGCCTCTTGGGGGTTCTAGAGTAGGCGCAGGAATTTTTGCAGTAGATGCTAATGGCAATGGTCGTGCAGTCGGAACGCTTAATACGGACAATGATTTTGCACGTCTAATAGACATGGGGAATAACGCGGAGCTAACCTTCGACTCATTTGCAAATAATATAGCCCAAGACCCCTCATTTATGTCTGCTCCGGTTAATATGCCAGCCAACCTTGGAGCCCCAGGAGCAGCAGGAGATGGAGGCCCCGGCGGGGACTTTGGATCTACAAATGAAAATGTAGGAAATACAGACGGGATTTCCCTTACTGATTTTGCTGGCATTGGCTCTGGCTATAAACCTGATACAGATCCAGCTTGGGCAAATCCAGTGGCAGGATTTTTACATGGTCTTGGTTTTTCGCCTGGGTCAGGATATGACTGGGACAGCCCGGGAGCAGGGTTCCGGTTTATTAGAAACATGGCTGGTTCTGCGCCAGGGGTTGCGGCTGCACAAAACTTTGCCGACTTTTACAGAGGCATGATGGGTCAGGGAGGATTAAACGCTGAAGATACATTGGCGTTTACGCCTACAACTTTTGGTCAAAGATTGTCTGGGATGACGAATTTAGGCCGTGAAGGGTATAAGGGAGATTTCCGCAAAGGAATGACTGGGCTGGGACAGCTGGGACTGCAAGCATTAGGCAGTCTTGGCTATTTAGGTGGCTTAGGGTCAGATGTTGGAACAGGAGATACTGCTGCAAGAAAGTTTGTTAACCCTTTGACATCCTCTGAGCTTGAGTCAGGCGATATAGCCAGCCTAGTAACCTCTGCTCTTACAGGCGCAGGACTTTCTCCTTACTTTTCAGGGCCAGTTTATGCCAGTGATATAAACGATTTGTATACCCGATATGTTGGTCTGAACCCTCAATCATTTGGGTCGGGTGCGATTACCGATACTGAAGCGGGCAACTTTCTAAACTTTGTTCGAGGGCACTATGGCTTAGATAAGTTCCCTA